ATGTCTACAACGAGAAAGAGCCGCCAAACTATGCCATGAAAGAAACCTGGCAGAACCGGGTGGTGGTCCCCAAGCCTTATTCCTCCTGCCAGTTCGCCTCCGCCATTGTGCGCAAAGCCTTCGATGTCGAGTTCCTTTCCGTCGAGAATGAGCAGGACAATGAAGCCGCCGTGTTCTGGGAAAAGCTCATGGGGCTGCAACTCTCCCGGAACTACGCCAATTTTCCCATCCGGATCACCGATGCCACAGCGATGAGTTTTGCCGTGGGGCAGTCCATGGAGATGATCCCGCAGTGGATTCCTGGCAAAGGGCTCCGGTACGTCTTGACCGAGCCTTGGAAGATTCACCGGGACCCGGACGCTATCAGCCGGGAGTGTCAGTCGGGGATGTACTGGATTCACCAGGAATGGTTGGACTTTTACACCCTGAAGGAAGGCGAGAAGGACGGGCGGTTCCGGAATATCGAGGCCTTCAGCCCCGGCGCCACCTCGGGCAACACCGGCTCTAATGTCAATCTGTCCCGGGAGGAGATTGCCCGGCGCAAGGAAATGTGGTGGGCCCGGTCAACTTTCCGGTCCATGATACTGACCTCGGAGTTCTGGGGCACGGTCCTGGCCCCCAATGGCGAACTGCTCCTGCCCAATGCCGCCTACACGGTGGCCGGCGGCCGGGTGATCAGTCTCCCCAAGGCCAGCCCCTACCCCTCTCTCCGGTGGCCGGGGGTCGGTTATTCGATCCTCCCCCACCTTCTAAGGTTTGACGGCCGGGGCCTCATCCAGGGGATCAAAAGCCTCTGGTACTTTATGAACTCCCTCTTTTGCCTCCACGCCGACAACCTCAACTGGCTCGTGAATCCGCCTACGGAGATCGACGTTTCGTCTCTGGTGGACCAGTCGGATGTCGATAACTATCCCGGCAAGCAGTACCTCACCCGGGGGACCGTAAGTGGCCAGCAGGCCATCCGCCCGGTAGAGCGCCGGTCAAACACCGGGGACATCCTGGCCAACATGAATTTCGGGGATCAGAGGTTCCAGGAAGGCGTGATGTTCAATTACGCCTCCATGGGCCTCCCGGGCTACCGGGCCGAGGTGACGGCCCGTGAGAGCGCCCAGAATCTCGACCAAAGTATGACCGTCACCGGCCTCATGGGGATGAACCTTGAGGACGGGGCACTGCAAGCTATCCTCGCCGGCGCCGAGACCGTGGCCATCAACATCACTTACGACGAACTCAAGATGTTGATGGGGGAGACAGAGAAAGGGTCAGGTCAATTTTGGGCCGACCTCTATCGGGACCCCGACTCGCCCACGGGGTTAACCCTGCCGAAGCTCACCACCGGGTCTTTTCATGTCTCCGGGATCTCCGCCCTCATGCGGGACCAGGAGATCATCAAGAATATAGCCACACTCCTTCTGCCCATGTTCAACCCGGCCACTGGTGGCGAGGTCTTCGCTCCTTACCTCAAGCCTTACGCCCTTCTACAGTCCATTGAGAAGCGCCTCAACCTCCGGGATGAGGGGATCATCGTGTCTGAGGAAGATGCCAAGAGGATTGACGCCGCGCAGCAGCAGCAGCAGGAAGCTGGGATTCAGGCCAAACAGCAACAGGATCAGATTGCGATGATGGGGCTCCAGGCCAAGGCGGAGCGCGATGCTGCCGAGGCGGAGAGTGCCCGTGCGGAAGTCGGCAAACACGCCGCACAGGCCGACAGTCTCGGGGCCAAGTCCGAACTGGACATGGCGAAAGCCGAACTGGCCCGGGCTCAGGCCCAGGTGCAGGTGGCCAAGGAGTCGGAAGCGAGAAGCCCAGAAATTGATGCCGCCGAGGCTGACTTACTCGGGGCCAAGGCTTGGGTAGAAGAAATAAAGGGTAGAGGTGAGGCCGACCTACTCCGGGTCAAGGCCGAAGGTGAGGCCGCGATGTTCCGGGCCAAGTCCTGGACAGAAATGCAAAAGGGCCGGGAGTCTGAGGAAAAAGCCGCCCTGGTGGCGAAAACGCCGCCGCCGCCCAAGGAAAAGCCCAAACACTTGCAGCCTCAACCGAAGCCTCAACCGAAGCCGGGGGGTAAAGAATAATGGCCCCCATGGGAACTGGAGTTGATACGGACATCGCGACCGGCAGGCCGGTAGCCGAGAGTGTCGCCGCCAGGAGACATGAGGCGGTTCACAAGGTCAATGAGGCCCGGAAGGAATCCATCGACCTGCTCGCCGAACTGCACGGCGGCAACCCGGTCCTGGAGATTCTGGTGGAAGAGTATGTAGCCATCCTTTCAGGGGTGGCCTCAAAAAACCCCCGGTGCCAGGCCATCGAAAGAATTCTGGCCAAGATGCGGCACAAAGTCGAGGTTGCTCCGGTAGTGGCCGAGCACCAGGCCCGCCGCCTCATGGGGCCGCAGTTGGAACAATTTCTGATCACCAGGGCCGCCCCGCAAGGGATTCCGGCCTCGGAACTATAGCACGGCACTGGCCCGCAAGGATTCCCTTTGCCGACAGGAGTAAACCAATGAACGCCGATGCGGAAGTCGTAAAAACTGAGGAAGTAGCCTCCGAGGATTTACAAACGTCGGATAACCCGGACTCTTTGGCGGGGATTATAGAACGCTCGAAGATTGAGTTTTCCGGTCACCCGGCAGAGGGGGGCGAAGAACCTCCAGAAGAAACCCGCACGGACGGGGAAGACCCCCCTGAGCCCCCGGAACCCGAGAAGAAGTTCAAGTACGCCTCCCATGAGGAGGCCGAAAAAGGGGCCGCGGAGACTCAACGGTTTGCCACCGAGAAGGCCGAAGAGGCCAAAACAGCAAGAGAACGGGCGGAGGCCCTGGAGAGGGAGTTGGCGGAAGTAAGGGCCGCCCCCCCGGAGCCCGCCGAAGCACCCAAGCCGCCTACCCGGGTAGAAGCCAAGGGACGGGTCGCCACAGCTTTAAAGACGATCCGGCAACTGGACGAGGACGACCCGGAGTACGACGACAAGGTGGCCGATGCCTGGGCCGAGGCCGGGGTAGGGGGTCCGCAAGTTCCGGTCCCCGATACTGCCGAGATCACCAAGATCGTGACCAAACAGGTCAAGGAAGAACTCCAGGCCGCTCGCGACGTAGTTGCGGCTAAAGAGGCCGAATCCGAGACGATCCGTATCCGGACGACCGCCACCGAGTTGGCGACCAAATCTGGTCTGGACATGGAGACCGGCAGCGCCGACCATCGGCTGTTCTGGGATGTGGCCCGGGAAATCCCCGCTACCAACCCGGAATTGGAGGCGAAACCCCTCAAGGAACAGACCGAGTGGGTCGTGAACGAAGTCCGGCGCCTCACCGGGAAGGTCATCGAGACCAAAGCGCAAAGGGACGAGCGGGCCAGGCAGCACCAGGCCCAGAACACGCCCCTGGGACGGGGGTCAACGAGGCCCCAAACCACCTCAACAAAACAAGAACCCGCCACCCTGGGCAACATTCTTGAAAACCAAAGGGCGGCGCGCAGGATTTAATGGAGGTTTAAGCTATGCCTGCTCATAACTGGACGTTCGACGCTGCTGTCGGAATCTATAAAAACCATGTGCTGTCCAAGAAGCTCCTGACAGCATCGGCTGGGGAATGCAAGGTTCTCCCCTTCACCAGCGATCACGGTATCTCCTTGGGTAAAAACCGCGGCGAGACCGTGAACATCATGCACATCAACCGCCTGCCCAACTCCGTATCCAGCCGACTGGAAGAGGACACTCGGATTCCGATCCGCAAACTGTCCTGGGGCAACCGGGCCATCTCCGTGGTCGAGTTCGGGGAAGGCGTCGAGTACACCAACCTCATGGAGATGCTGTCGGAGTTTAAGCCCAGCAATTCCCTCCAGAAGGCCCTCAAGACCCAGATGGAAGAGGCCATGGATACCGAGGCGGCCCAGGCTTTCCAGGACCCCGCCGCGGTGTTGGTTATTTACACCCCGACCTCCTTGACCGGGGGCGTCTGGGACCTGGACGGCACCCCGTCCACCGTGGCTCTGTCGGCCCTGACCTACGACCATTGCACCGCCATCGGGGATTACATGAGAGACACCCTCTATGTGCCCCCGTATGAGGGCGACAACTACGTCGGCCTGTCCTGCATGGCGAATCTCCGGTCCCTGAAGAACGATCGCTATTGGCAGGCATGGCACATGTACCTGCAGAAGGGCGATTTCGTCTTCAAGGGCGAAATGGGCATGACCGACCGGATTCGGTGGATCGAAATCAACCGTGCCCAGGCTTTCGCCAATGTCGCCGGTTCCAACACCGCCGGCCTGGGCGAAGCTGTTGTCTTCGGTGACGAGGCCGTGGCCCGGATTGAAGTCGAGACCCCGCACCTGCGGCTCGACCCGAACTTCCAGAGCGACTTCGGTCGCACCCAGGCCGCGGCCTGGTACGGGATATTAGGTTTCGGAGCGATCTGGAACAGCGCCAATGCTGGCGAAGCTAAGATAGTCCGCATCGACAGCGCATAGGCACAGACAAAGGGGCGCATGGAATGATGAGACTTGTCAGGCCATGGGGAACGACCCCAATAGACTCAGGAGGTAACGAACCATGAACCAATACGGTTCCTACGATTCATACGCACTCAACGCCGTCCATGCGGACGGGGCGCTGACCGCCACCGACTATACTGCGGCCGCCGCGGACTTGCACCTCTTCACCGCCCGAGCCCCGATGTTGGTCCACGGGTTCGGCTTGCAGGTAACTGTGGCCTATGTCGACGGTAGCGGGGCGAACCAGGTTGCAAGTCTGGACTTCCGGCCCACCAATGCCAGCGATACGGGCAGGGTGGAAAAATGCACCATGACCATGAACGACTCGGTAAAAGCGATTGGCAAGATCGTTCGGAGCAAGTGCGCACCCTTCGTGGTTCTGCCCGGCCAGCAAGTGGTCATCGAGCAGAAAACGGCTGGGGCGGGCGGGGCCGCCACGTCGGCAGGGAACTTTTTTCTGCTGGCGACTCCGTTCATCCCGGAAACGGGTGCCAACTGCCCGAACATCGTGGATGTGACAGCCTAACCGAAGTCTGAAACCGAGGGGGCCGGGACGGCTCGGCCCTTCTTTGAAGGAGAAGCATCATGGCTTATATAGCCGCTTCGGATGTAACCGTAACCCTGAATAGCCGCGACATCGAGCGTTTGGGCTTAGGGAAGATGGTCTCTTTTCCCACCATGGCCTTCGGGGATGGGGCTTTGACCTATCCCGCGGCTGGCATTCCTATGCCGGCCATCGGGCATTTCGGGATGAAGAAAGTTATCACCCGAGTTTTCATTGAACAGCCCGCCAACGGGTTTGTTTACCACTTCGACCGGACCAACCACAAGCTCCG